TCATCTAATGTTATAGATTTACTTAAGACTCCCGGAGTTGCAAAAGATTTAAGAAACTTTGAAGTATCTACAGAGGGTGGATACAGACGTATAAATGGTTTTGAAAAATATGGAACTACAAGTTCTGTACAGCCTACAGGAAGTGCAACAACAATATTAGGTGTATTTCCGTATGCTGATGGAGTTATTGTAACAGCAGGTACAAATATTTATTTTAGTAACACAGGCACAAGTTGGTTACAAATAAATAGAAGTTCAGTTGCAGGAAGTGGAGATGACCATACAGCATTTACAGGACGTAGTATACTTACAAGAACTGGACAAGGACAATGCCAGTTTGTTTTATTTGAAGGACCTACATACGAATATGGTGAAGTAATTATAGCTGATGGTGCAAATAAGTTATACAGCTTTCGTATGGAAGGCACAGGTGATTTAGATACTAGAACATTTTTTGCTAATGAAATTACAGTAACAGGAACAAAGCATGTTAAGTATATTACTATACATGACCATCACTTAATAGCTTCAGGAGTTGAAGATAATTTAAATACAGTTTATTATAGTGTCTATAATGACCCTGATAACTTTACAGGTTCTGGTGCAGGTGCAGTTACAATATCAGACCAAATACAAGGCATCAAAGGTTTCCGTGAAGATTTAATAGTCTTTGCAGAAAATAGTATACACAAGCTTATTAATATAAATGATAGTGGTAGTATTCGTATTGACCCTATTACTGAAAACGTAGGTTGTTTAAGTGGATATAGTATTCAAGAGATTGGTGGTGACTTAATATTTTTAGCACCTGATGGTTTAAGAACAGTTGCAGGTACAGCAAGAATTGGTGACGTTGAGTTAGGTACAGTTAGTAAAGCTATACAACCTTTAGTAACTAACTTGACAGAAAGCATAAATAGCTATATAATAAGTAGTGTTGTTTTAAGAGATAAGTCTCAGTATAGATTATTTTATACTGATTCTAGTTTAGAACAAACACAACAAAAAGGAATAATAGGAACATTAAGACCTGATGGGTTTCAATGGTCAGAAACAAGAAGTCTAGAAGTTACTGAAATAGGTTCAGGCTTTGACCAAAATGGTGTTGAACAATATTATCATGGAAGTACAAATGGATACCTTTACAAACATGATACAGGAAATAGTTTTGATGGAACAAACATACTTGCACGTTACGAAACACCTAACTATGATTATGGAGACTTAGGAACATTAAAAACTTTACATTATGTTAGAGTCTCTGCAAGTGCAGAAGGAATTGTAGAACCAGATGTACAAGTTAGATTTGATTACGGAAATACAGATATACCTCAACCTCCAGACTTATTTGATATAGGAGTTATAAATCCTCCTTCAAAGTTTGGTGATGCACTATTTAATACAAACGTATTTGGTGGTGGAGATAACCCTTTAATAAGAGTTCCATTACAAGGGAGTGGAACAAGTAATAATTTTACCATTATAAGTGATGATACAAAGCCACCATACACTATAAATGGTTTTTACGTAGACTATATACCTTCAGGCAGGAGATAATAAATGGCACAAACATATACACGACAGAGTTCGTTTGCAGATGGAGATACTATAACTGCTGCGTTATTTAATGATGAATACAATCAATTAGTAAATGCATTTGCATACAGTTCAAGTAGTGCTAGTTCTACAGGACACAGACACGATGGTACAGCAGGACAGGGTGGAAACATACACACTATCGGTGACTTAGACTTTTTAAACAAGATTGTCGTAGACGATACAAACAACAGATGGGGAGTCTTCGTAGAAGTTTCTTCAGCAGCAGTAGAACAAATAAGAATTCAAGATGGAGCTATCGTACCTGTTACAGATAGTGACATAGATTTAGGAACAACTGGTGTAAGATTTAAAGATGCTTACATAGACTCAGTAACTACTACAGGTAATGTAGCTGTAGGTGGTAATTTAACAGTAACAGGAACAACTACCTTTAATGGTGGTACAATTACAATGGGTGATGCAGCTACAGACAATGTAGTCTTTGGAGCTGACGTAGACTCAAACATTATACCTGACGATGATGATTCATATGACTTAGGAAGTTCTTCACAAGAATGGAGAAACTTATATATTGATGGAACAGCCAACATTGATAGTCTTGTAGCAGACACAGCAGATATAAATGGTGGTACAGTTGATGGTGCAATTATTGGTGGGTCAAGTGCAGCAGCTATAACAGGTACAACTATTACAGGTACAAGCTTTGTAATAGGTAGTGCTGATATAAGTGAAGCAGAACTAGAAACAATTGATGGAGTTACAGCAGGAACTGTTGCAGCTTCTAAGGCTATTGTAGTAGATAGCAATAAAGACTTTACAGGTGCTAGAAACATTACACTTACAGGAGAACTTGATGCAGGTTCATTAGATGTAAGTGGTGATGTAGATGTAGATGGTACACTTGAAACAGATGCACTATCTATTAATGGCACAGCAGTTACTTCAACTGCAGCAGAACTCAACATACTTGATGGAGTTACAAGCACCGCAGCAGAACTAAACATCCTTGATGGTGTAACAAGTACTGCAGCCGAGATTAATATTCTTGATGGTGTTACAAGTACAGCAGCAGAGATAAATGTCCTTGATGGTATTACTTCAACAGTTGCAGAACTAAACATTCTTGATGGTGTTACAGCAAGTGCCACAGATATAAACCTTATAGATGGTATTACAAATGGTACTGTTATAGCTAGTAAAGCTATCATAACAGATTCAAACAAAGACATTAGTGGTGGTAGAAACATAACCATTAGTGGTGAGTTAGATGCAGGGTCACTTGACATATCAGGTGATGCAGACATAGATGGAACACTAGAAGCTGATGCAATTACTATTGGTGGTGTTACACTAGCAGAAACAATTAGTGATACTGTTGGAGCTATGGTTAGTTCTAACACAGAAACAAACATTACAGTAACCTATCAAGACTCAGACAATACATTAGACTTTGCATTTAGTGGTTCAGCAGATACAACAGGTAATGCAGCCACAGCCACAGCTTTAGAGACTGCTAGAACTATACATGGTGTATCATTTGATGGTACAGCTAATATAGATTTATCAGAAGTAGTACAAGATACTGTCGGTGCTATGTTCTCAAGTAATACTGAAACAAATATTACTGCAACATATCAAGACTCAGATGGTACAGTAGATTTAGTTATTGGTACATTAAACCAAGACACTACAGGTAATGCAGCAACAGCAACCGCATTAGCCACAGCTAGAACAATACATGGTGTTAGCTTTGATGGTACAGCAAACATAGACCTATCAGAAGTTGTACAGGATACAGTAGGAGCTATGTTTAGTTCTAATACTGAATCAGGAATAACAGTAGCCTACGAAGACTCTGATGGTACAATAGACTTAACAGTAGGAACGCTTAACCAAAATACAACAGGCTCTGCGGCTACATTAACAACTGCAAGAACAATTGGTGGAGTAAGCTTTGATGGTTCAGCCAACATTACACCTACAACTTTTACAACTGCTACATTCTCAGGTGACGTTAATATAGATAGTGGATTATTATTTGCAGATGTAAGTGCTAATAGAATAGGTATTAATCAAGCATCTCCTGATGTCTCTTTAGACTTAGGTGCAAACACAGATGCTGTTCACATGCCTACAGGTAATACAGCACAAAGACCCGGAAGTCCTGCAGCAGGTTACTTTAGATATAACTCAGAGACTGCTAAGTTTGAAGGCTACACAGATGAGTGGGGTTCAATAGCAGGTGGTGGTTCAGGTACAAACATGGATACCAACATCTTTGCAGGTGATGGAAGCGATACAACCTTTACATTAAGCACAGCACCCGATACCGAAAATAACTTAATGGTATTTGTTGATGGTGTATTCCAAGCTCAGAATGTTTACTCAGTATCAGGAACTACACTAACCTTTGCTACAGCTCCTGCTAATGGTAGAGTTATAACAGTCTATCATAGCACAACAACAGTTGGTGGTTCAAACAATACTATCAACACAATGACTGGTGACAATAGTGATACAACATTGACACTATCTGTTGCACCAGTACACGAGAACAACGTACAGGTTTATTTTGATGGAGTATATCAAAGCAAAGCAAACTATGCAATCTCTGGAACTACACTAACATTCTCTACTGCTCCTGCTACAGGTGTGCTAGTAGAAGCAATTACAAATACAAATACTTCAAGCACTACAGCTAATCAATTACTTGATGCTGATGGTGACACAATGATTCAGGTCGAAGAAAGCTCTGATGAAGATAAGATACGTTTTGATACTGGTGGTACTGAGCGTATGATTATTGATAACTCTGGAAACGTAGGCATAGGAGAAACAACACCTTTAGCTAAACTACATATAAAACGTGGAGATAGTGGGTTAAGTTCTCTTAATGCGGCAGGTGACCATATATTTTTAGAAAATACTGGTGCAAATGGTACTGGTATAACTTTAGCTTCTGGAAATACATCTAATGGTTCAATTATCTTTGGTGACCAAGATTCTAATTATAGAGGTGTTTTAATTTATGACCATTCTGCTGATGCGATGAAATTTGTCACAGCAGCTTCAGAAAGAATGCGTATTGATTCTTCTGGAAACGTAATTCAGGCAGCTACGCACATAATTAAAAATGCTATGGGTGACTCAAGTGGTTTAAAACTTTCACAAGAATCTAGTGATGAATCTAGAATATTCAATCATTTTAGTGGAGCTATGACCTTTGGTACGGCTAATACAGAAAGGATGCGTATTCTTGCAGGAGGAGGTCTTACTTTTGGCGGAGACACAGCAGCAGCTAACGCACTTGACGATTATGAAGAAGGCAACGCAACTCTTGCTTTTGCGACTTCTGACACACAATACACTACGTCAGGTCAAAGTGACTCTTCAACTTATACAAGAATAGGTAATCAAGTAACTTTATTCGTGTCACTGTCTATTACAAGTCCTACAAATGGCACTGGGGCATTAAGAATTACAGGATTACCATTTACTAATACTGGACCGCAAGTATCTACGTCAGATTGTTCATTAGGCAGAATGCTTAATTCTGCAACTCAAAGACCTTTTGGATTGTTAGGAAACAACTCTGACGTTATAACTTTTTATTACAATGTAAATGGTGCTGTAGGTGCTGCTTTTTCAGCAACAAATCTTAACGGACAAGTTACACCTTTTATAAATTTCACAATTACATATACAACTTAATAAATTATGCTTAGTGGATTCTAGGCAAGGAGAAAAAATGGCAATAACAAAAACAATAGAAGAAGATAAAATAGAAATAGTAGGAGTAGGTAAGAACATACAAGTTCGTACAGCTACAGTTATCAAAGAAGATGGTGTAGAACTTACTAGGTCTTTTCACAGGCACGTAGTTTCATGTGTGAATTCAGTCAAAAATGAGGACGACTCATGGACACACACAGACACAGACATATCTAGTGAGTCTACAGAAGTACAAGCTATAGCAAACGCAGTTTGGACAGATGCTGTCAAGGCTGCAAAACGAACTGCTAACGAAGCATCATTAGTATAAAAAATTATAACAGGATAAAGACATGACAACAAAAATACCAGTAGAACTCTCAAGCACTCCCGGAATTGTTGATGGGTCTAATGCAACTGCTATAACTATTGATAGTTCTGAAAGAGTAGGCATAGGAACTACGAGTCCTAAAATAATTGCTGAAACTCACGCAGGTGGAGATTCAATGATATTGTTCTCACAAGGTGCTTCGGGAGCAGGCTCACCAACTTGGGGAATAGGTTTAGATGCAGGTAGTGGAACTTCTGATGGGTTGAGTATTGGATTTGAAGATACTGGATATAATGATTTTTCATTAACAAGTGATAGCAAATTAGTTATTACAACAGCAGGAAACGTAGGCATAGGAACTACGAGTCCAAATGCTAAATTAGAAGTTACTGGTAGTAGTGATGGTAATTTAACTTCTGCAATATTTGCTAATACTGTACAAGGTGGTACGAACGATACGGTTGCAGTTGAATTGCAATTAGCTACTAATCGTCAGATGGCATACTTTGGTTCTGATGGTGATGGTAGTTCAAAAGTTAGTTTTTCAACTAACAATTCAGAAAGAATGCGTATTAATTCTTCTGGAGTTATGGGTATAGGAACTACGAGTCCTTCTGATAACAGTACAACATGTTTATTTCTGAAAGGTAATGAGCATGTTATGTCTATCAGAAATCAATCAACCTCAAGTGCAGGTGAAAGAGTTAGTATTGATTTTTTAGACCACAACGGAACAAGAAGAGGTTATATTTCAGTTGATACTTCTGGAACTTTGTTTAGTACATCATCTGATTACAGACTTAAAAATGTCATAGAGCCAGTTCAAAATGGTATTGAAAGAATCAATAAATTAAAACCTGTCAAATTTGAATGGAAAGAAACAGGCAAAGAAGAAGAAGGCTTTATAGCACATGAAGTTGATGAAATTTTTAAAGATGCAGTTGGTGGTAAAAAAGATGCAGTTAATGAAGATGGCAGTATAGATGGACAAACTATGGACTACGGAAGAATTACTCCATTACTTGTTAAAGCAATCCAAGAACAACAAGAACAAATAGAACAGCTAAAAACTGAAATACAAACCTTAAAAGGAGAATAAAAAATGGCAATTTCATATGCATGGAATGTAAGTACTGTTGACACTTACCCAACAAAAGACAGCAATAGTGATGTAGTTTATAACGTACATTGGAGACTAACAGCAACAGATGATGCTAATAACGATGCGGATGGTAATGCACAGAAAGCAGATGTCTACGGAAGCCAAGGACTAGATACAGATAGTATCTCTAGCTTCACAGCTTTTGCAGACTTAACAAGTTCTGACGTACAAGGTTGGGTAGAAGCAGCTTTAACTGCTGATACTGTTGCTGAAATGAAATCAGGCTTAGATGCTCAGATAGCTGAGAAGATTACACCCACATCAGTACAAAAAACAATCGGTTAAAATTTAAATAGGAACTAACAATGGCAATAACTAAAGTATCAGCAGCCCTCGTAGATTTAGATGGAGGAGTTGTAATTAATGAAAGTTCAGCAGATGCAGATTTTAGAGTTGAATCAAACGGCAAC